AGATAGATTTTACCATTCTTGCCTGTGACGGCAATCTCAGGCAAACCTAGCACGCCAAGCGCACGTGTAGCCTTGGTCAACTTGGCTTCTGGCAAATGGAAATTAACTTCAGCATTTGAGAGATTAATTTCCTTTTCAGGTGCAGCAACGATCATAGAAGGGTCAGTGAAAGTATACTCACACTGCTCTTCGCCATCACCCACGACAACGTGTTTCTCATTAAAAGTCAACTCTGGGGAGTCAAACTGAGAAACGACACCCAAGAAACGGGAAACGTCATAAATCGCAAACTGCTGGGGGAAGTCTTGATTCAACATTGCCTTTGCCATCACAGTCTTTGACGGTGAAATGGTGCGGATAACGTTGCCAGGCTTTACAAGCACTGATTGATTAATGGTTGCAAAATTCTTCAATACACTAACTGTCTTATCATCAAGTTTCATAACAATCTCCTATAACAAACGAGTTATTAACTCTAACGCAAATCACAAATTAAGTCAAGGGTCACTTTTTCTTCTTTAACAAACTAGAATCAGCAGTTGCTGCTGCGCCAATTTGAGCAAGATCAATGAGTGAACCACCGAACACATACATACCAACGTGCTGGAGTTTCATCCATGGGCAAAGCCAAACGTGCATTCCAGCCTTGCGTGACCACTGACAGAACATATAGTCCTCAGACAAGTAGCGATTTGACTCCTCGCAAATTGGGGTGTCGAAAAATGCCATGATCTGACGAGTGCCATCAAAGTGCTCAGTGCGGATATGATCTGGGCGATACAATTGCTTTGGATATGCTTCCTGGAATTTTTCAAACGTCTTACGGCGAATCATCATGAAGCCAGTTCCCGCCTCAAGCACTTCAACTGGTTGCCCGAGTGGAATTTCGGTCTGACCGCCAACTGGGTTGAAAACGTAGTCACCAACGTACTTGTCAAGATCTGCTGGGTCTTTATCAGCAAATCCCTTATCAACGGCAACCTTAATCTTTTCCCAACTAATGCACTTCTTTGGGTATGGACCAGCGATGATGTCATACTTGTTATCAGGATCTTCATGATCAGACAACGCAAGAAGCGCAATGACATCGTTGGCATTAAATCCAATATCAGAGTCAATGAACATCAAGTGAGTATCACCACTGCGCATAAACTCATCAGCGCAATAGTTTCTCGCGCGAGTGATTAGTGACTCATTGAACAAAAAGTAAAACCTTACCTGAATTCCATAGTGTGTACAAAGTGCTGAAAGGTCAGCAACTGACCTAGCAAACATACCACTACATTGACCGCCATACATTGGAACCGCAAGAAATAACTTACGCTTGCGGAGTTCTTCTACAGACACCTTAATATCAATTCCCATTTTTCATTGCCTCATCGTGAATATAAAGTTGAATAATTGAATAGTGAATAATCTTCAATAAGTCTTTTCGCCACTCTTCAGGTGTACCTTTTTTACCATAGCGTTGCGAATACTTTTGAATGTTGCCCATACAAAAACCAGTGCCGTGACCCGAGTCAATAATAAACTCAGTTGCCTGATATTTGTTTTGTGAGTAGTGTTGGGCGTAGGTGCTATTGACGTACTCTCGAATTTCATCGAGTGTTGCACCCTCATTGTATTTATAATCAGCCATTGACCACCTCTGTAATATACTTCATAATTTTATCTTGATCCTCAATGCTCTCATTATTGAAACGTTCAGTTACAAACTTCAACTCAAAGTTACCAAGTATGTTACTGATTTTACTTTCACGACCAGCAAGCCAAGTCTCATTTTGGTTTGACCCACGCTCAGCATAACGAACCTTGCGAGTATCAGACTTGGTTTGTAGGTAAACCATCTTGAGGTCAAACTTATTATTGCAATGCTCTAAAAAAGAAGCAGTACAAAGACGATCACCCTCAAAGAAAACAACGGAGTCATTTGGCAGTGTGTCAAGAAACTTAATAGCCTCTGGCTGAACTGCCATGCTCATTCGGTCTGTTCCAGCAAACACTTCACCCTCTTCATACTTACCAAGGACGTATTTGTTCTCATGCTTATGATAGGGAACAAGTTTGAAATCTTCCTTGAGTGTGTCTTTAACAAAACCGAGTTCACAAAGAACACGACGCATAAGAGTTGACTTGCCACTTCCTGGCTCGCCAAATATAGCAACAACTTTCATATTCACCTCAGTTCAAAAATCTAGTCAGTGAGTTTTCTGCTTCTTGATTGTAGAAGGGCATGTTTTTGATTGATGTCCAACGTTGTGGTTGCTTGTTGTACCAAGCCTCAACACGAGGAATTCGACCAAAATCTTTTAGACAGTTTACCCAGTCTTTACAGTAGGCGTGATCGGTTTCAGCCTTGTAGTTTTCATACAGCAGTTCTTGTGGAATGACATGCTGTCTACCCTCTAGGTATTTATTCCAAAGCCAGTCATACTCTGGCCAATCACGCTTCATTTGCATCGTTTCAGCATACTGTTCATCTATATAGCAGCCGCCATAACGGGAACCTTTATGCTGACGTTTGTAATTACAGCAAGCAGTCTCAAGCGTGAAAAACCCAGCGCGGATAAATTTCTTATCAGCAATATACTCAGCAGCAGTTCGCTCTAGGTATTCACAGTCTTCATTTGAAATAGTATCACCAGTCAAGTCGTCCCGACCGATACAAAACGCCCAACCTGACCTATGACTTTTGCCATCAGCAAATTCCATAGTTGGGGGTAGGATAGGGGCATCAATAAACCTAGCAATCGCCTCTGAAAAACACCAGTGACCCATTCGCCCCCAGTGATACCAATTGGTCATACATTTTTCTTTGAGGTCATTGTAGTTCTTGTATTTGTCATCGCTTTGTAGGCATGACTGGATAAAGTTCCCAAGTGTGCCATAGTGCTTCAATGACTCGCCAACTGAATAAAGAAACTTATCAAATACAAGTTTGCGGTACTTACAGTCAGGCGAAAACAGGAGTCGTTTTTTGTTCTCAAAGAAAAAGTCAACTAACCCCTGAACATTTGGTGTGATGGTTGAGAAACGATCAGCAAACATTGACTCACATGGACCAGCATAAGTTGCACCGTGAAACAAACCAAGGACACAACGTTTCTCAAAGTCAAACCCCATATCATCGGCAATCCATTTTTCAACTGCGATGTCGGGGGAGCAATCGTTTGTAAGGCAATGAAATTCGTAAAATTTATCAAAACCTACCTTGCGATATTCTATATCGCGGTAGTCAATATCAGATAGCATAGATACATTTTCCATGACGCCAGATTTCTTCCCTTATTTCATAACCAAGGTACTGGCGCTGATTTCTTTTAGCAGCAGCCAGCGTTGTACCAATTCCAGCAAATGGGTCATATACAACATGACCCTCATCAGTATAATTTAGTATACAGTATTCGGCGATTTCAATCGGTTGACCAACAACTTCGCCATCAATTTTCTTTTCTTTACCGAATGGTCCCCAAAAATCTTTACCGTAAGTTTGATACAACGAGTCTTTTCGCAGGTTGTACAAACCCTTGACGCCTTCTTTTTGAAAGGTCAATATATGTAGGATTTGCGAGGAGTAGGCATTGAAACTCTCGCTTTTCTTAGAATATTTTACATCTCTTAGATAATAACCGTTCTCAGAAAAAGAGTCAATGACAAATTTAAATTTCGGTAAAATGCGCCCACCATTGCGACGGTCGCCAGTAAATGAAACAGTGGCAGTGCCCAAACGCGGATTCATCATTGGGATAATGCCATCCATGAATTTGGTCTTGTAGGTCTCAGGCTTGTTTATATCAACTCCGAAAAACCCAAGGTCTTCATAACAAGGTGGGCTCATGAACAGGTAGTCATACTGCTCACTGGCAAACGTATCTAAACAACTACCAAGTTTGTATTCACTCATTCAAAAAACGCCTCAAGGCTCGCATTTACACCAACAACGCCATCTTCATCTTTCATGTTGTGTTTCTTTAAGTAGTCCAACCACTCTTCACTTTCCCACATTCCTGGGCTGATACCATTCCAAAGTGGTCGCCAAAACTTATGATCCTTGTTTGCACGACGTTCATCAACAAACTTACGACGCAGTGTTTCATACTCCCAAGACTTCAACTCGAGCATTTTCTCGCGGAAGTAACAAACAAGTGAAATACGCTCGCTCTTTGGATCATCTGGATTATTCAAAACAATCGGTGTGTTACCATGAATAATCTCATGATTGTTAACAAGGAGCAAGTCTCCAGGACGAACGTTGACCGCTACACGGTACTCGGGGAAAATAAGGTAGCCACCAGTATAGTTACCAGTGCCTACAACCAGCAGATTACTCAAACCGTCATTCAAGTCACCAGCGTCACGGTGGGCAGCAGTACGGAAAGTCTTATTGACCGTGATTGTAGTGAATACAGTCTCAGGGACAAGAAAACGTTTATCAAGTTTATCAGCCGCTGCTTTTTGGTTTGACCAACGCCATGGCATTAAGTCTTTGAAGCCACGGTTGAGTGATTGTAAGAATGGATAAGAAAGGGCAAACTTGTCAGGGTGTTTTTCGGTGTATGAAGTCGCACGACCATATGGAATGCGTGGGTAACGATCATACCAACCAGCAACACCAGAATAAACTGACTTGGCATAGTTTGTAACTGAAATCCAGTCATTGACTACACGCTCCGCATCAGCACGTTGCTCAGCCGCTGGCTTGTCCAATATTGAATCAACCCACTTATCAAACCAACCGTGATACTCTGGGTAAACCTTGGTCACCTCAGAGCGTAGCCAAACTTGACCACGTGTATCATCTGGGTTTGCGCGTGGTTTACCCGAGTGACGCTCGCGAATTTTTTCAACTGATTCATCTTGAATGAGTTTTGCCGAGTTGTCGAGGAAAAAATCTAGAATTTCTAGTTCGTACTCGGTGACCCAATCGCGACCTTTGCGACCAGCAGTTGTAAGAAGTTCGCCTCTTGGACCAGCAGCAAGACCTCGGTTTTGACTCTCAGTTGCGGCTTCACGCAATCCATTGTAGGCTTGCTCTTGCTCCTCTTTGGTGAAAAAGTTTTTACGGAATTTAAAAGCAACAGTGCGTTCATCAGTGCCATCAGCACAGTTGTTACAATCTTGATTGCAGTTTTCCTTCGTTGTAATATCACAAACGGGAGGCATGAAACAATCAGTGTCTTCCTCGACTAGAATGTCGTAGTGACTTTCATCTAGATAATGACCGAGCAAATGCTCACAGTCAATTTTCTCTTTTGCTGTGATTACTTTAACCATGATAAAAACTCCCTTGACTTATCTGACAGTTGGCTCATAGGTTTGATGGGGCTGTTCCTATTAAACTTTTTGGCAAACTTTTTCGCTTTTTCAAGATGATACTCGCTTGCTCTACTAGTATATAGTAAACCATTTAAATGGTCAAGTTCATGTTGAAAACATCTTGCGGTGATACCATCAAACACCTTTGTGACAGTCTCACCGTTGGGGAGCGTATACCTTGTTTTAATTTTCTTTGGTCTTTTGATTTTAACAAACAGACCAGGATTGGACAAGCAACCCTCTTCCATTAAAATAGTTTCTGATGAATAGTCTACAATCTTAGGATTAAAACAACCAATGACTTCTTCAGCACGCAATACAAACGCACGGTAAGGTAAACCCACTTGGTTAGCACTCAACCCAAGCCCATGATACTCAATCATAGTCTCAGCAAGGTTGTTATACAACTCAACTGGGTTTGTAGGTGGGTTTGCAAAATCAAACAACTCCATCTCTTGACGGAGGATCGGACTGTCACATTCCAACAACTTTAATATCATACCATCCTCGAAAAATTCTGATGCTTCACAAACTTAATAACCGAATGAAACTTGTCATACAACTGATCACCCTTATGGCTGATGATGAACACGTTTGTATCGGCTGTCAGGCTCTCCAAAATTTTCAGAAACTCATCTGTTCCCGTAGCATCAAGTGAACTATCAAACACCTCATCCATGATCAACAAGTTTGTTGATGCTGAGTTACGCATTTTAGCAATTGACCGCCAAGTGAATAACAGTGACAAGTCAATTCGCATTTTCTCACCTTCACTGAATGAGTCATAAGAAAATTCATCACGGAAACGAGACTTGATCGTTTCTTTGAAGTTTTCATTCAACTCAAACTGAACAAAGAAGTCCATTGAGGCTAGGTACTTGTTGATCAGTTTGTTCATGATTGGAACATACTGACGAATGATTTTCGTTTTGATACCCGAATCTTTCAACAACACTGATGCTACATCTTGAATTTTCTTTTCTTGATGTAGACCTTCAAGTGCTGTAATCTTTCCCTTCAACTCACTTTGTAACTTCTCGACCTCAATGTTGTTGGCATCAATAACCTTCGTGTTGTTTCTGATCTTTTCAAT